TCACTTCGGCACCTCCGGCCACTCCACATCAGGCGCTTGATTCACATCTACACGAGTCAGTAATACTCTGTACTTTTTCCATTCGAGTAGAGCGGCTTTCTCAGAATCTGTAGCAACTTCTAAGTCAACAGAGTCTTGTAGCAATGAGAGTGTTTCATTTGCTTGTTGTAACAGTGCTGCTTGTTGTTGCTTAGCTTCGTTGATTTGATGAGCTTTGAGTAAGTCTTTATCAACTACCCAGTCTTTACCGTTCCATGTATCAAAATCGGTGGGAGGCTGCTTGAAGGTTAGTGTTGCGGGTAACTCACCGATTTCTGTTATCTCAGTCGGTTCTCGCGTTAACGTGTCGTAAGCCACTTTCCCTCGGTAATCAGGAAGTATTTCCCAACACTTTCCGTCTTCACTGCGACAAACCGCCTTATCGTGAGAATCTGGAAGTTCTGGCGCATCAGGATAAGCCCCGGCTGACAAACTGACACCCAACATCACGTATTCAATGTCTGAAACCGTGAATTCTCGTGTGACTTGATTCGAGTGATAAACCTTTATCCAGCCCGCTTGAATTGCTAAACCACCTTTACCCAATACGGCTGTTTCATGTTCTAAAGAGTATTTCTGTTCTATCATTATGCTGCTCTCACTATGTAGTTAAATGCGATGTTGCGGGGCCTATTTTCGTTAGCGGTTGGGACGACACGTGATGCGTCAAATGTCCACTGTACTCTACCGCCCCCGCTTCCTGCTGCACGCCCTCCCGCCGAATATGAGTAACTGAATGCTCCTGTAGCACTACCCCTGCTCTCTGCTGTAGGGTCACCCAACGCACCTGTAATATTTCTAATTGCATCCCCCTGCCACGTCAAAATCCCGCGCCCCATATCAACACCACGGCTATCATCCCAACCCCGGATAAACTCGCCTCTTAAATCAGGCAATCTACCGTTAGGGTAAATTTCCGCTAATCTCGTATATACGGTTTTATTAAATGCTTGCCCGTTACATGCGATATAACCAGCAGGTACATTCGGTAACGGCCACGGAATAGGAGCGCCAACTGGGTAACCACCTATAGCGCCACCAGCCACATCTCCGTTTGAGTTTAAAAAATACGCATGCAGAACGCCGCTGGATGTGACGTATATCTGACCGACATCACCAGATTGCCCAATATTGATCCCTTTTGCCCAATACGCACTTTTTTCTCCCGAGAAGGGTCCGATGAAGCCACGGCCGGGAATGTCGTTAACTGAAACGACATTGGGGAATGCCCCCACATTCCCGGCATTCAAACTAACATCCCCAGTCAACACCTTGCCATTAATTTTCCGACTGCTCGGCACGGCATTATTTGCCTTATTCACCGTCTCCGACAAACCTAGGTTCTTTACAAACGCATTTTTATCGGGGACATCTGCACCATTTTGTTTTTTGGACAATCTACTGTTAGCATTATCATTTACATCAGAAACAAGCTTCTGTGTTACCGCGAGGGTATTACTGTTACCGGTTTTATCTGTGAGCTGAGTAACACCTTTTTGTGTTAATGAGGCATTTGGCACTTCGGTTGCAATTTTTTGTTCTAATGCTCCATTTAATTGGGCAGTGAGTTTAACTATATCCCCATTGTCCAAAACATCGTTACCAGAATATGTCGCAATAAAATTGGCCAAAACAGATGTTATTGTCGACGACTGACGTAATACCTTATTGAGCAAATGGACGGTGATATTATCTGGTGGAAATCCAGTTTTTAAACTCCGGCTTTCTTCATATCTTTCTTGACTCACTACATTTGCATTATTATTAATAGAAAAAGCTTTAAAATCATTCTTGTGATTCATATACCTTCCTTAAATTAGATAATACCATTTCATAATCAATATATTTTAATCATTGTAAAAATTATCCCCCGGCAACTCACGCTAATCAAATTATAACTCAGAAAAATAATAATGCGTCGTTATTATTTCTTATAAGGCTAACTGTTTTTGTATAATCATCAGCAATAAGTAATTCAACATTTTGGAATCTAAAATACATTCAAAAATATATATTTAATATCTGGAAACTACTTTTCTCTTATTCCTTCTATCTTTTTATGTAACTTTCTCCACTTAATGTTCCACACTGAATCTTTAACTATCTGAACCCTAATACCTAATCTACAGTGTTTAGGAATATCGCATAGCTCACTGTCTTCATAAAATATACGCCCATTATTCTCACCGATAAGCTTAGGTCTCCAGTTCTGAAAACAGATTGGTAAGTAAAGGTGCTATCCATGAAAGGTCTCAATGATGATAGAGCTGTCACATTGAACACGATCATTAACAAAAATCAGTTCAAGATTGTTATTGTCTTGAAGCACTGAGATACCACTGTAGGGGTCGGAGGTTCAAATCCTCTCATGCCGACCAAATTTCCCCAGAAAAACCAACCTGTTAGGGTTGGTTTTTTTATGTCTGGGGTTTGTTTGGGGAAAACTGGTGTAAAATGGGTGTAAAACTCCTCTCGCTTAGCTTCATTTATTTAGGCTGTTCCGGCCACATAACATCAAGCGCTTTATCAACATGTACATGAGCAAGTAATACCCATAAAGATCTGCTCATAATTTATACTCATCAAAGTATTTCACTGTAAATCACTATTTTGGTCATTTGTTGACACCCGGATATAGCCAATCTTTGCCATGTTCAATCCTGTTTAATACCAACAAGGGCTATTGGTATAGGAATGATCATGAATTGGAGGATTCTAAAAAACCTCGGTTTGTCGGAAACCGTGGAGCAGGCGAAGAATGCAGTGTCAACCAATGACTTTAATTCATTAAAAACAGTGGTTGATAGTAAGGCAAGCAATAATGACTTAAATAAAAAAATGGATGTTGGGGCTTTTGGGTTGGGGGCACGCGTATCTCAATACATAGACACTAATAGTCTTGTCGGGTCAGGTTTTTATGTTACCGATGAAGCAAAAGTATATCCAACACGGTGGGTATCAATAATAAGAGTAAATTATGGATCTAATACAGCTCAGTCAGAAATAGCTATAACAGGTGGTAACGTTAATACAGATAGGTGTTTTTTAAGAACATATTCAAGCAACTCTAACAAGTGGAATTCAATTAAAGAATTTCTGTTGATTGGTGTCAATGTTACAACAGACGGAAACGGATTTTACAAAAAGTCATCTCCAATGGTCGAAATCTACCCTAATGGTACGTTTTCAACTAACGAAGAATCCGAGGGGGCAAAAGTCACAAAAGAGGGTACCGGAGTATATCGCATATCAAATATTTCGGGCTATAACGCTGATGGTGCATGGGGTATACATGGCGGGATATCAGTACCAAAAGACAATAACGGCTTAGAACTAATTTTTATCGATGACCGTGTTCAATGTAATGGCTCTATTATCATCGAAACCTTTCACAGACAGCACTCTCACTTACCAACCCGTTTTCAGAACTGGAGGCTTAAGTGTATCGATGAGAACAACCAGCGTGTATTTTACGAAGATGGGGAACCTTGCGATATTCCTGATAACTACCGTTTAGACGTCCGTGTCCAGATGCCGGAAGATGTCAGTATGGAATGCCAAGCCGCAGGCGGTAGATGAGTTAAACAGTCGGTAACTTATCAAGGATGGCTGGCATTTGCACACGAACAGAGATAAATCGGCCTTGTGGGATATCAATCAAATTACCGTCAGTGTAACCCTCTTTCACATTTCTGGCGAATGCTGGCGCATCTGGATGCTCACGATGATATGTCATGAGTTTTATTGAACCATCTTGCATAACTTCATAATCAACCCAGATGAGGGGTAACTTGTTCTTACACAACGGTATTTCAATTCCGCCATCCCCACCGCCCCAAGCGGCATCTGCATTGAATCCAAGAACTCCAGTGATGAGATAAACTCCCTCTGAAAGCCGTTCGACTGTTGCCTCTTTGGATTCATCATTCGTTTTGAATGTGCCATCGGGATAGATTTCGATTATCGGGGAAGATTGCTTAAGGAATCCGTTAGTGTCGGGTTTTGCGTTGCTTGTTGACCAAATGCTATACCACGGATTCCAACGACCAGCACCGTCGCCATTACGCGACCTAAAGCATAAACCACTATTCCCCGCATAATATGCAGCCTGAATCATAAGGTCATAACCACGAAATGCTCCTCCTGAAAGTTTAATACCAGGGCCCGTTATTCCGGCCCCATTTAGCCCTTCTGAGTATCCAAAAAATGTAGAATTAGGTGGAACTTTATCAAAATCATCGATTGTAGAATATGAGTTTTTCCCAACAACACCACCATTTGTGTTAATGACTTCATCTATTGTTGCTAACATGCCCGTTTTTGCAGGGAACATTAATTGCCACTGATTTTCTGATTTAGCATTTCTCTGAACAAAATATGCGCCGTTTCCGTTATTTGCTTCTAGTACAAGATAATTGCTATTTCTATCATCAATAAAATCAATTCCAGCGAAGCCTTGCGGGTGACTCACACGAATATGACCACGTGATGTTAATGTGCCATTTACACTAACATCCCCGTTCACATCACCACCCGATTTTTGAAACGCATTTCTCGCCTGCTCCACGGTTTCCGACAAACCGAGGTTTTTTACAAACGCATTTTTATCTGGGATATCTGCGCCGTTTTGATTTTTTGCCAATCGGTTATTAGCATTATCATTTACATCAGAAACAAGCTTCTGTGTTACTGCGAGGGTATTACTGTTACCGGTTTTATCTGTGAGCTGAGTAACACCTTTTTGTGTTAATGAGGCATTTGGTACTTCAGTTGCAATTTTTTGTTCTAATGCTCTACTTAATTGAGTAGCAAGTTTAACTAAATCACCATCATCCAGAACATCATTGCCAGAATATGTCGCGATAAAATTAGCCAAAACAGATGTTATTGTCGACGACTGACGTAATACTTTATTGAGCAAATGGACAGTAATATCGTCTGGCGGAAACCCCATTTTTAAACTCCGGCTTTCTTCATACCCTTCTTGACTCACTACATTGGCATTATTATTAGTAGAAAAAGCTTTAAAATCATTCTTGTAATTCATATACCTTCCTTAAGTTAGATAATGTTATTTCATAATCAATATATTTGAATCATTGCAAAAATAATCCCCTTGCAACTCACGCCAATCAAAGTTTAACTCATAAAAATAATAATTCGCCGTTATTATTCATTATAAGGTTAACTATCTTTATATAATTAATAGTAATAAGTAGCTCAATGTTTCGAAATTGAAGATATATTTAGAAATATATATTTAATATCTGGAAACTATTTTTCTATTATTTCCTGTAACTCTCTCTACTTAATGTTCCACACTGAATCTTTACCTAATACCTAACCTACAGTGTTCAGGGAATACTACATAGCTCACCGTCTTCATAAAATACACGCCCATTATTCTCATAAATGCATTTGAGTCTCCAGTTTTGAATACGAGTTGGTAAGTAAGAGAGCCATATGTAAATTCCCTAGGAAAACCAATCTATTACGATTGGTTTTTTATGCTTGAGGCTTATCTGGTGTAAAGCTCCTTTTACCTAGCTTCATTCATTTAAGCACCTCTGGCCACTCAATATCAGGCGCTTGTAAAATATCTACACGAGCGAGTAATACTCTGTATTTCTTCCACTCTAGCAAAGCAGCTTCTTCTGCCGTAGTAGCAATTTCAAGGTCAACAAAGTCTTGTAGCAATGAGAGTGTTTCATTTGCCTGACGTAACAGTTCTGCTTGCTTCTGTTTTGCTTCTGCAATCTGATGGGATTTGAGTAAGTCTTTATCAACTACCCACTCTTTACCGTTCCACCTATCGTAATCGGTATCAGGTTTCTTGAATGTCAGAATTTCTGGCAGCTCGCCCAATTCAGTAACTTCTTGCTGTGCACGAGTTTGCTTGTTGTAAACAATTTTTCCGCGATAGTCAGGCACTATTTCCCAACGCTTACCGTCTTCACTGCGACAAATAGCCATATCATCAGAATCGGGCAGCTCTGGCTCATCAAGATAAGCCCCGACTGATAAACTGACACCCAACATGACATATTCAATATCAGAGTTTGTGAATTCTCGTGTAATTTGATTAGTATGATAAACTTCTATCCAGCCTGCTTGAATTGCTAATCCGTCTTTACCCAATACGGCTGTTTCATGTTCTAAAGAGTATTTCTGTTCAGTCATTATGCTGCATACTGCTCTTACTATGTAATTAAGTGTATCAAATTTACCACGCAAATCAGGTATTTTACCGTCAGGATAAGCTGCCGCTAATTGCGGATATCGAGATTTATCAAATGTCTGACCATTACAATAAAGATACCCTTTCGGAGTGTATCTTGACGAATGCAAGATGGGGGCACCGACTGGAATATTTACAGAACTAATATCGTCAGTCATTGCTAATGTTCCGGATTTCTTTTGTAAGCTTGCGTAATAGATGGTATTACCACTTTTATCTCTGTAATAAATAGTCAATGGATCTTGTCCGTCAGGATTCGTTGCCATCTGGACATAATATCCATCTTTTTTCTTTAGCCGAATACCTGCATATTCGTGATTTGCATCTACATCTAAGCCACTGCATGTGAATTGTTCTTGAGATTTTTTTAACGCATAGTTCCCGCTCACCCAGTCGCGCTGAGCTGAATTCTTAGCCAAACTCACTGTTTCTGACAAACCCAAATTTTTCACAAACTCATTTTTATCAGAAACATCTGCACCATTTTGGTTTTTGGACAATCTGCTGTTAGCATTATTACTTACATCGGAAACAAGCTTCTGAGTTGCAGCAAGTGTATTACTATTACCAACCACCTCTATAAGTTGAACAACACCTTTCTGTGTTAATGAAGCATTTGGTACTTCAGTTGCAATTTTTTGCTCTAAAGCTCCATTTAATTGGGCAGTGAGTTTAACTATATCCCCATCGTCCAAAACATCATTGCCGGAATATGTTGCAATAAAATCAGATACAACTGATGCTATTGTTGACGACTGACGTAATACCTTATTAAGCAGATGAGTAGTAATATTATCTGGTGGAAATCCAGTTTTTAAACTCTGACTTTCCTCATATCTTTCTTGACTCACTACATTAGCATTATTATTAATAGAAAAAGCTTTAAAATCATTCTTGTGATTCATATACCTTCCTTAAGTTAGATAATGCTATTTCATAATCAATATATTTCAATCATTGCAAAAATAATCCCCTTGCAACTCACACCAATCAAAGTCTAGTTCATAAAAAGAATGATGCAGTTTTTTCATTAATTTATAACGTTAACTGATTTTTTATAATAGGCAGAAATACGTAGTTCAGCATTTTGAAATTTAAAATATATCCCAAAATCTATATTTAACATCTGGAAACTATTTTTCCCTTATTCCTTCTATCTTTTCATGCAACTTTCTCCGCTTAATGTTCCATACTGAATCTTTAAGTATCTGAACTCTAATACTTAATCTATAGCGTTCAGGGAATATTGCATAGCTCACCGTCTTCACAAAATACACGCCCATTATTTTCATAAATTCATTTGAGTCTTAGTTTTGAAGACGGGTTAGTAAGTAAGAGAGCTGCATGTGAATTCCCTAGAAAAACCAACCTCTTACGGTTGGTTTTTTATGCTTGAGACTTATCTGGTATAAAATTCCTTTTACCCAACTTCATTCATTTGGGCATCTCCGGCCACTCCACATCCGGCGCTTGTGAAGTATCTACACGAGCGAGTAATACTCTGTATTTTTTCCACTCCAGCAAATCGGCTTCTTCTGCTTCAGTAGCAATTTCAAGGTCAACAGAGTCTTGTAGCAATGAGAGTGTTTCATTTGCATGTCGCAACAGCTCAGCTTGCTTCTGTTTTGCGTCATTGATTTGACTGGATTTAAGAAGGTCTTTATCAACTACCCATTCTTCACCATTCCATTTGTCATAATCGGTGTCAGGCTTCTCGAAGGTCAGAGTTTCTGGTAACTCACCAATTTCAGTAATTTTCTGCGGTAAACGCGTCTGTTTGTCGTAAGCTGTTTTTCCGCGATAATCTGGCACAATCAGCCAATGGGTTAAATCAGATGAACGGCAAGCGACATATCCCTCTTTAATCTCAGGTAATGCATCTGTGCAAGAGTTAGCAGGAAGACCAATACCAACAGGAAGATACTCATCAGTGCTGTTTAAATACTCCAGCGTAATTGCATCGTAATTAAACACCATGATATTTCCGCTACTGATAGCAATATTATTTTTATCCAATACAGCCTTATTCATCAGGCAATCCTCACAATATAATTAAATGCTACGTTTCGTGGACGTGTTTCTATTCCTGTTGAAGCAACAATCACATTATCCATATAACCGTAGCCACCAGATCCCATTCCAATAGCAATACCTAGCCCGCGAGTATCAATTCCATAGTTAACATTTTGGTAAACACTATTGAGAATACGGCTTGGTGTACCCAAACCATCGGTTCCACCATTTGAGTTGGACCACATCCGGCCAATCCTGTGACTATGTGGAGCGATATCTGCCAGTTGAGTGGAAAGTAGATATCGATTAATGTCCACCCCACGCCCATCATCCCAACCACGAATAAATTCACCCCGTAAATCGGGTAATACACCGGATGGATATGCTGCCGCTAATTTTGGATATAAAATTTTATCAAAGATCGCTCCATTACATTTCACCCACCCAATTGGTGGTACATCAGTCGGCCAAGGAAGTGGTATTCCTACCGGAATCTCTTCAAGTAAAGATATGCTCATTATGCTGCCCTTAAAATATAGTTAAATGCTATGTTTCGTGGTCTTGACACGCCTATAAAATTGAAAACTCTCTGGCCATTCTACCCCTTTTGGATAATATACAACTTTTACCGAAAAATAGAGCAACGGCCACGAAATAGGAGAACTCACAGGTATATTAATTTCTTCAAGTAATGAATTTATTATTTCCTTAATAAACTTTTATGTAACCGCCTATGTGTCTCTATTGCCCATCATATCTGTAAGCTGGACAACACCTTTCTATATTAATAAAGCACTGAGAATGTCTGTCGTAATTTTTTATCCTAACGGATTAAAATCATTTTTTCTCATATACCTTTCTTAAATAAAATAATTTTCCGATGTAATAAACATATTAAATTATTGAAAAAATACTCCCTCTGAAATTCACACTAACCAAAGTCTAGTTCATAAAAATAATAATGCGGTATTCTTATTTATTATAAGGCTAATCGTTTCTATATAATTAAAAGTAATAAATATTTCAATATTTTGTAATCGAAAACATATACAAACCATCTATATTTAACACCTAGGAACTATTTTTCTCTTATTCTTTCTATCTATTCCTGCAATTCTTTCTGTTTTAAATTCTAAACTGAATCTTTTTGCATTTTGACACTAATATCTAAGTAACAGAATTGGGAAAAACTCCGCCTTCTCATTTATCACTAAAAGTTTTCATCAGACTTGTCTCTACCACCTAAAAAAACATCGTATTATCTAATAATTTTCACAATGATATTAACTTACAGAAAAGAGCCAAGCTACCCTATCTTCACCTCAGCCCTTCCGGTTAATGAACATTGGGCGCTTGTAAAAAAGAACTCTTCACATAAGTTAATAAGTAAATCATTATATTTTTTCTTTAATACCTGCCTGTCTCAGAATTGCATTAGCAGTATGCTTAGAAACTATCGTATATGGAACACTAAATACTTTATTGATTATATCGCTGCGCCATATTTCATGGCTACCCGTGGTGTGGCTATTTCACCAACGATTTTCTATATTCATAAGGTCGTTTTTATGAATGATCAGATAACCAACCCTCTGAGGTTGAAAGAATTTCAACAAATAATGACCGGTAATAGCTTCCCGTCTTACTAATTACCGGTAGTGCTTCATCAATTATCCACTTATTAATTCCAGATTATTTAGCAGCTTCAATTCGTTGGGTCTCAAGCATTATCGGTGTATGGTGATGTCCAGTAACCGCGTACATAATGGTTCCAGTTACGCTTACGCGACGGCCAATAAGACTTCGATATATATCATAGAAATCATCAGACTCGACTACCAGTTGCATAAGGTTATAATCACCCCATTCCGGAGCCCCTTTAGCGCATCCGATTGGTTTATCTGGCTGTAATACCCAATAGGTCTCAGGAGTATCCCCATTTTCCACGCTTTCGTAATTTGGCGGGCCAGGATAGGTGATCTTTAATAATGTGCCATCAAGAGTAATTTTTTGCCTCTCTTTATAGCAGTTTTCTGTTGTTTTAACCGCGGCAATCTTTCTATACATTTCAGATGACCGTTGATACCAATCTTGAAGACATTCAACTACTGCGCATTTCTCGCGAAGTTCCCAATTCTGTTTTACCAGAGCCTTAAAGTCCGCATTATTATCCGTAACCAATTTAGCTTGAAGGTAATCAACATATAGATTGTCATCAGCTTGGGATAATGCCGGGGTCGAGCAGATTAACTTTTCAGCCTTACTAGTGGCTTTTGCGCAATCAAAGCTCGCTCCGAATGATAGAAATGACACACCGCACAGTATTAATGCCAAAAAACTTATTAGTGTTCTCATACACTTCTCCTATTGGTGATTTTTCAGCATTATTTTAAATACATCAAAGATAAAATCACAACCTGAATTTTTTCCTCAGGAGATTAATTGTATTTTCAACTCTTGATCTCCTTAACGTTATCATGACCTTCTCTGCCCGATCCTACACGACTGTGAATCATCTGAGCACATCTATTTATTCCCGCGTTGCGGAATTGGATAAGTTCGTCAAGCACCACTGTTCTGATATTGAAATTAAAAAATCCGAGCCCTGTTAAATACAGGACTCAGACTTTGATAACAGATTGATTCAAAACATCCAGTTTTCGGCATCAATTAGAAGATAAAAAGTATTTATTTTTGCACTGTAAAATACTCTATTGCAAATCAAAACACAAAGATTTCTATCGAATATATTCAATAATAAAATCCTATTATAAACAATTATCTTGCAATAATCTTATGTGCTGATTTCAAGTCAGATTGATTACCTAAAATTAACAAAACCATTGTATAAATGGTCTACTTATTCAGGCCATTCTCGTTATTTTGGCTGTTCCGGCCATTCAATATCAGGAGCCTGTGAAATATCAACCCTGTTCAGCATGACTCTGTATTTCTTCCATACTGATAGAGCCGTTTCCTCTTCTTTAGTCGCAATCCCTAAATCAACAGCATCTTGTAATGGCGCTATCTGCTGACTAGCCTCTACAATAAATTGTTGCTTTTTACTTTCAACATACTGCTGCAATTCTTCTCTTGTTGGCGGAGGAATATCAGCCCATTCCGGTAAACCATTTTGACCTGCTATACGATATTTTCCTTCTGGTACATTATTAGCGGCATATTCTTGATAAACATCAATACCAACCTCAATAATATCATCAGGCAATGAACCAGAAGCAATATAATTTTGTGCCAATTCTATAGGGTAGAATGCGTTTGTCTTTGCGCTATAAAAATACATAATTAATATCCTATCGCCAAATATCTCACGACACTATTTGTTAATGCATATACAGAGTTTCTACATGTTACAATAAATTGATTTGCAGAAAGAGGTACAGCAGCAACCCCTGCGCCATATTGACCAAAATCAGAATATGTTGCAACAATCTGTAAACAAGCATTAGGAAATGGGATGGCGAAAGTTTTGTAATCATTTAGATTCATAGAGCCGGCTGCCTGACCCCACTGAATAATTATTCCAGTATCACCACATTTCCACCAACCATTCACAACCTTGTTGGCAGTATTCACATTAAGATTACAACACTTTGCAATTTTTTGGTCTAATACGCTTTTAAATTGTGCGGTGATTTTAGCTACATTACCATCATCCAAAACATCAGTGCCAGATTCTGTCGCAATAAAATCAGCTACAGCAGATGATATAGTTGATGCTTGACGTAATATCTTATTTAATATGTGATTAGGAATATATTGATTATCTGGAAACCCAACCAGCAAATTCGGATATGTTTCATAGCTTTGTTGACTGGACACATTAGCGTTACTACTAATAGCAAAAGCTTTAAAATCATTTTTTGCACTCATATACATCTCCTTAAATTAAATAACATTATTTCATAATAAACATATTTAACTATCACTAAAGATGATTTCTCACAACTCACATCGATAACAGTCTAGTTTAGAAAAGCTATAATGAAATATTTTTATAACTAAAAGCAGTAACTATTTTTATATAATAATCAAAAATAAACAACGCGATATATTGTGATCAAAAACATCCCCAAAATCATTATATTCAACATTCGAAATTATTATTCCCATATCTTTTTTCCTTCAATTATTTTATCCTTAAGTCACGAATATAACCTTAAAATATTTTAATTATAACGCCAACAAAATGGCCTGAAATAAATACCAAATTTATTTCAGGCCATTTTATTATATCCCCCACCATAGCCATTCAATATAAAATCCTATAAAGCATCTACCCACTCAATAATATCCTATATTATTCACGATTTTTTCTTACCACTTTCCATATTATTCATATATAGCCAAAATTCATATTTAAATTCTGGCTATATTCTTATGGTACTCACTGAGAAATTACTACCTGAATTAGTATCAGATGATCCAATAAATAGGTGCCAGCCTAATACTCTCAAAATAATAACTTATTATTACCTTACACACCTAAATAAATTACCGGTATCATACTAATATTTAGCGGACGATTTTCATCTGCCGTTGGTACGACTTTTGATGCATCAAAAGTGGTATATGCCGAATATCCATGATTACTATTAGCATTCGTTCCCGCAGCAATGACCGTTGCCGTACTCCTAACACCATAAAATACACCACTGGTACGAGTAAAAAGCCCATGCGCTTGCCATCCCAAATTACCTGTAATATTTCTAATCGCATCTCTCTGTATCACACCAGGCTGCAAACCAGCGCGCACAAATATCCCTCGTCCATCAACAAACAGATTCGGGAGATTGATTTTTTTGCCATTCTGTTTGATTCCCCATGCTGCTTTATATGCATCGGATAAATTATTCAATGCCCGACCAACAGTTGAATCAATCTCATGAATAGCACCATTAGCAATATATTCCCCTTTAGCTAAATCTGATGCTGGATGTGCAGATAAATAGATATCACCCACCCGTTTAGCACTGACGTAAAAAGCTTTGCTCAATTGTGCAGTGAGTTTGGTTATATCACCATTATCCAAAACATCTTCGCCAGATTGTTCTGCAATAAAATTAGCTACGACAGATGCTATAGTTGACGATTGACGCAATACTTTATTTAACAAATGAGTGGGAACATCATCTGGTGGAAACCCAGTCAGCAAATCCTTACTTTCCTCATATCTTCCCTGACTCACTACATTAGCATTATTACCAGCAGAGAAAGCTTTAAAATCATTTTTTACACTCATACTCCCCCCTTAGATTAAATAATATTATTTTATAATTAACATATTTAATCACTATATAGATGATTGACATTAATTCATGAAAATTAAAATCTGGTTCAGTTCAGAAAAACAATTATTAAATATTATTGTAATATGAATAATCTATTTATTCAGACTATGTTTATTACTTCGGCTGTTGCGGCCACTCAACATCAGGAGCCAATGAAATATCAACTTTGCTCAACATTACTCTATATTTCTTCCATTCCAATAGAACTGTTTTTTCTGCTTCGGAAGCAATACCTAAATCAACAGCATCTTGTAGTGGCGCAACAAGATTATTGGCTTTAATCAATAACTGAGACTTCTCATGTTCTGCTTGCTGTATTAATTTCTCTTTATCAGCAACATAAACATTATCAGATTCTACTTCCGTATTCTCCCCAACAGCCTTGTCAGAAGGTTTATTCAATGAGTTATATTCTTGCGCCCAAGGTGTCCACGGACTATCGTGAAATTGGCTACGTGTATATACTCTACTGCTGTTATAAACAAAATAACGTTGAATAACGCCTGCCGCTTTCAACACAATAAGCGAACCAGCAAACGGCTCAGGGTAATTCGCGCCATTTTTGGCATGAGCATTATATTCTTGATAATAAATCCCTGGAGTTTTATAACTATTTAAATCCGCGTTATCACCTAAATTAATCGACTGCCCGGCGAAGATATCTTGAGAGGTAATATTGATATCCGCAGCTAACGCTTTTCCATTAACTTTGCGGAGCCCTGTGATATATCGAGAATCAGACTCTGCTTTTGCATACGCTCCAACCTCCCCAGCAGTAGGCCTATTCAGTGTATTATATTCTCTGGTCCAAGGCGTCCACGGGCTTTCATGAAACTGACTACGTGTATATACCCGACTGCTGTTATAGACAAAATAACGTTGAATAACCCCAGCCGCTTTCAGTACAACAAGCGAACCAGCGAACGGTTCAGGGTAATTATTACCATTTTTGGCATGAGCATTATACTCTTGGTGATAAATCCCCGGTATTTTGTAATTATCCAAATTCGCATTGTCACCTAAACTATGCGCCTGCCCAGCAAGGATATCCTGAGAAGTAATATTAATATCCTCAGTCAATACTTTCCCGTTAACTTTCCGGGTATTCGGTATCCTGGTATTAATACTTTCACGCAATGAATTTATTATTTCCTGAACCAGCTTTTGCGTAACCGCTAGTGTGTCGCTATTACCCACTACATCGGTAAGCTGAACAATACCTTTTCGTGTTAATGAGGCATTTGGGACTTCTGTTGCAATTTTTTGTTCTAAGGCTCTATTTAGTTGATCAGTAAGTTTAGCTATATTGCCATCATCCAAAATATCATTGCCAGATTGGGTCGCGATAAAATTAGCTACCACAGATGATATTGTTGACGATTGACGTAATACCTTATTTAACAGATTAGCAGGAATATTATCGGATGGGAATCCAGTTTGCAAGCTCTGGTTTTCTTCATACTTTGCTTGACTCACTATATTAGCATTATCACTAATAGAAAAAGACTTAAAATCATTTCTGGTACTCATATATAATCCTCAAATTGAATAATATTATTTACAAAAAACATCTTTCATTATTGTAAAAACAACCTCCCACACTTCAAACCAGCAATAGTCTAGTTCATAAAAACAATAATAAAACATTCTTATAAATCAGAATATTAACTATTTTTGTATAATTTAAAAAACGAAAGTTAAATTTTACAGAATTACTCTCATATTTATTCTACATTTCTCACGCTAACTTTCTTGTTTTAAGTTACAAACTTAATTTTTCAGCACATTATATATAAAAGATCTGATTCCAGATCTATATTTTCCATATCAAATCATTTCAAAAAAACTAATTTTATAATTTAAACATAAAGTCCTCATTAATATATTGGGGTACTTAAAGTCAGGATCATTTTATCTAGAGAGATTTTAATATATTGGTCATCTAACAGCATAACTGAAAGAATAAATTGGCTACAATGATCACTATCGGGTTAAATGAAAATTAAAAAGCCTGACTCTGGTTAAATACAGAAATCAGACTTTAATAGCCACTTAATTTAAACTGTTCAAGTTTTGAAAGGCAGTGCAAAAATAAAAAGCATTTACTTTTGCATTATAAATTACATATCAATGTCCTACTGCAAACCAAAACGCAGAGCTTTCAGTCTCATATGCGCAATAACTAAACCCAGTTACAGATAATTGTTTTGCAACAACATTGTATGATGATTGCGGGTTAGATTTATCACCCAATGTTAACGAAACATTTACACAAGCATTAGGAAACTGAATTGGAAAATTAACGGGTGTATCATACGCTGCCCAATTCACGATCCCCCACTGATAAATCACCCCGGTATCCCCACATTTCCACCAACCATTCACTGATTTCAAAGCTGTATTTTTATTTCCTTTAGCGTTAACTAGGTTGTCTACTTCTGCTTTTGTATACCCACTAATAACTCTGTCAGCAGGTTTATTCAATGTGTTATATTCTTGGGCCCAAGGTGTCCACGGATTATCATGGAATTGGCTACGTGTATATACCCGACTGCTGTTATAAACAAAATAACGTTGAATGATTCCGGCTGCTTTCAACACAATAAGCGAACCAGAGAGCGGCTCAGGATAATTGACGCCATTTTTAGCATGAGCATTATAATCCTGGTAATAAATTCCTGGTGTTTTACAGTAATCCAAATTTACATTATCACCTAAACTAATCGCCTGCCCACTCAAAATATCCTGAGAAGTAATAGTGACATCCGTAGATAAAGACTTTCCATTCACTTTGCGAATTCCCGCAATATATCGAGAATCAGATTCTATTTTTGTATATGCGCCAATATCCTCAGCAGTAGGTTTATTCAGCGTATTATATTCTCTGGTCCAAGGTGTCCACGGATTATCATGAAACTGACTACGTGTATATACTCGACTACTATTATAGACAAAATAACGTTGAACAATCCCAGCCGACTTCAATACAACAAGAGAACCGGCGAGAAATTCAGGGTAATTAAGACCATTTTTAGCATGAGCATCATACTCTTGATGATAAATTCCCGGGGTTTTATAGATATTTAAATCCGCCTTTTCACCTAAGCTAATCGCCTGCCCACCCAAAATATCCTGAGAAGTAATATTAATATCCTCAGACAGTGTTTTCCCGTTAATTTTTCGAGTATTAGGTACCTTGGCATTAATACTTTCACGCAATGAATTTACTATTTCCTGAGCAAGCTTTTGTGTAACAGCTAATGTATCACTATCGCCCACCACATTAGTAAGCTGAACAACACCTTTTTGTGTTAATGAAGCATTTGGAATTTCTGTTGTGATTTTTTGTTTTAATGCCTTATTTAATTGCTCAGAAAGTTTAGCTATATCGCCATCATCCAGAATATCACTGCCAGATTGGGTCGCAATAAAATTAGCCACGACAGATGCTATTGTTGACGATTGACGTAATACTTTATTTAGCAGATTACTAGTAATATTATCTGGTGGAAACCCATCCTGCAAACTCTGATCTTTCTCATATTTATCTTGACTCACTATATTAGCATTATTACTAATAGAAAAAGCTTTAAAATCATTCTTAGTACTCATATACGCCCCTTAGATTAAATATTGTCATTTATACCCGTTATCTTTCAAGTTGCCTCTTTGTTGGCTGCACTCACTCACCCCGGTCACATAGTTCTCTATGCTCCCGGGGATTCGCTCCCTTGCCGTCGCGATGCATCTTGAAATCCATTGGGTATATATATTAAATTATTATTAAATCAATCCACCTAATTTACGGCAGCCATAGTTTAATTCATAAAAATAATAATAAAATGTTCTTCTAACTTAGAAGAATAATTATTTTTATATAATTGATAGCAAGAAATAAAACCAATGAATCGCTACTAAAACTATATTCAAACCATTCATATTCAACATTTAAAATTATTTCACTTTGTCATTACTTATTTTTATATTTCATATTCTAACTCCAGCACAAATAAAACCAGTCAAATATTTTATTGATCAAAATCACTGGCTAAATAGCCAGTGATTTTGATCAATATGTCAGGACCATGTAACTTTATTTCACCTTGATAGTTTCAACCACTAAACATCGGGAATAAGTGAAGTATCTTTAACTAACATACAAATAAAGCTGATTTTAGCTCTACATTTACCATATTAAATTACGTCTAAAGTAAACTAGCTCTCTAATGTAGATTGGAATTTTCCATTAATATCTGAAATCCTACTCATGTAATAGGCATCAGCATATCGACCATTACGAAAAGCATGATGTTTAGCCGTTCCTTCAATCTCAAACCCAAATTTCTTATATAATGCAATAGCAGCATCATTATCTGTATATACTTCTAACTCTATGCGTTCAATGTTTAACCAATTATCACACATGTCGAGCATAGTCTCCATTAATTCACTGCCAACACCCTGTCCCTGATAATCAACATGTACTCCCATGCCAAAAGTAGCAACATGGCGACGCCGCAAATTTTGGCATATTTCAATACCAATCTGACCTACAATTTGCCCATCAATACAAGCAACCAAATAGAAACATCCAGCAGAAAGATTTGTAATGCGCTTTATCCATGTTTCCAGAGAAGGATATGGTAACTGTAAAGTGCCATAGTAAACTTCGGGGTTAGCGTATAACTGACGAATTTGTTCACAATCGCCTTCTTCAACATGGCGAATCATTATATTTTTCACTTAAAAACTCCTAACTTTTAGCTTGAATATTGAAGTTAACATAGATGTCTTACTAAAAACATCGATAAGTATCAATGGCAGGTTTGGATTAAGTCGGAATTGATTACAGCTTTATTTTTTACACGATCTTTTATTGGATCAAAGCACTAACTATTTAGCCAGCGCTTTGTCAACAATATATCAAGATCACATGACTTTTTTAATTTTGTGTCTTCAACCACTTAATATCAGGAATGTGTAGAGCATTTTAATTATCCTGTTCGGAAAAATAATAATAAAAACGGAAAGTTAATAATTCCTTTAAACACCGTTTTATCTTGCTAGATTTGTATCAAACCGATAGATCGCCTGATTCTGACTGCTCAGTATCCCCCGCAAGATTCGCTCACTTCATCACCTAAAACATCCATACAAAATTATTTTAATCTTTAAAATAATTTTTAAAAAATGCTTGACTCTGAAGTTTTTCTGATTAAAATCACATCCACAATTTAGATTTTCGTGAAACAAATCACATTTTATCAATAAAGAGAGTTCATCATGAAATCTGTTACATCTTTCATATCAAGTGTTCATAGCGTTGTTGTCTACTTGTCAACACCTTGCTTTCTGTAAGTCTGCTTGTTAACCGATGCGTGAAAGGCCAGTTTCCGAGCTGGCTTTTATGTTCAGGACTTAACCCCTGTCAAATTAACCGGCTAATCTTTTTTTTATTTCCTGGGTTATTTTTGTTATTTCCTTAATAAAATGGCAACAAGAAAGCATCTAAAGATAAGCCTGTTTCAGGAAATATTCTTTTATTTCCTGAGTTCATTTCAACTTTCTGCTAATGGTTGATGGACTTCAGTGCATTTTCCTTTGGAGCAAGAAAAGATGCTAATGTAGCAGCAACTAACCTCCCCTCCTGAAAATGCACTTATTAATTTAATTTAGCCGAATCCATTTGTTATTAATAATCCAATGCGTTAAGAATTCATTTCTTCAACAAAGCAACTTCATCCGCATTTTTCTGGCACAACAAAGCAAGATTAGTAATAGAACGGGTAAGATTATCTATAGTACTCTCCAGCTTTTTAATATCCATTTCCAGTTGCTTATTTTTTATATCCAATGCACTCAGTTTTGTCAATTCAGAATATAATTGCTGACCATTTACCGCCTCCGTACTGTTCCTGGAAATATCCCCAGCAGCAACATTCACAATCTTACGTTGATTACCCGGTCTTCCTACAGAAACAACATTCGATTTGCCGGCAACAGAATTTGCACCTAATGCAATGCTCCCACTTGCTGTTACAGAGGCGTTTTGACCAATCGCGATTCCCTGTGACGCACTAACACTAACCTTTTGCCCCACGATAATAGCAGACGAAGAGTCGGATCTAGAGTCTGATCCTAATACAATACTCCTACTTCCTGTTACAGAAGAGTTTTGACCAATCACAATTGCCTGAGACCCACTGGCAGAAACCTTTTGCCCAAGAGCAATAGAAGACGAGCCGCTGGATACAGAACTATCTCCTAGCGCAACACTCGCACTTCCTGTTGCAGAGGAATTTTGACTAATTGCTACTGCTTGATTCCCCCTGGCAATAGCTTTTTTCCCCAGAGCAATAGCAGCCGAACCGCTGGATTGAGAGTCTGCTCCCACTGCAACACTCGAACTTCCTGTTGAAGTGGAATTTTGACTAATAGCTACTGCCTGAACCCCACTAGAAACAACCTTTTGCCCAAGGGCAATAGAAGCTGAACCACTGGATACAGAATCAGCGCCAATCGCAATTGGCCATATGACTTTATAATTCTGATTTTGATTCTCTTCTCTACCCGCCAGTTGATTTTGCCCAATAGCAATAGCGCCCTCACTAATTGATTTAGAAATTATTGGTGAAGCGCCAATTGCTATAGCATATATTGCTGGCGCTTCTGCATTTCCAACAACAACGGAATCTTTACCAACTTTTTGATCAGCTATATTCATGTCCTCTGTAGACATATATACCCCCTAATTCAGAAATTAAATTATTATAACTTATTACTAGATTAATAAACCCAGCAATATAACTTAGTATTTTTCATCAGAAACAACCAAATAATACATAATAATTTCTTTTCAAACTTGTCACCGTGGAACATTAAACAAACTTAACGCTATTTAAAAACATTATTATATCCCTCCCCACCTTTCACTCGGACCTAAATTAACACCACTATTGTTAAAACAAAATATTATACAAAAAATTCGATTTGTAAATAAATTAAAACCATGCGGTTATCAAATAAATAACGTTTCATAATCCTGCTACACATGACTCTCTTCAACCCATTGTTATACATAGAATTATGAGTGGTGTAAGATGTAGCGCTATTTTGGAATCTTATTTATATTTCATGGGTTTATTTAATGTATCATATAGCGTCACTAAATATAATGACTTATCGAACCAATCAAATACAAACCGACACTATGTTATTTGTATATATTTTCACCCCCTCAACACAACTATTTATATAATTTACCCGAGAAAATGCAGTTAGTATGTGAAATCGAGCAAGGAAATTATTCTGTTATTCACTGCGATATATCCCATAAATCATTTATCATATATTCTCAGCCTATTAGCCGAGAATATATGAAATAACAACCAATGGATATTAATAATTCAATGCATCAAGAAGTCGTTTCTTCAATGCTGCAACATCATCCACACTATTCTGAACCAGCAAAGTAAGATTAGCTATATCGCTTTCCAAAGATTGAATCTTCTCTTCCAGCTCCTTATTCTTCGCATCCAATAATATATCAATCCTTGCCGATTCAGCATGTAACTGCTGACCATTAACCGCCTCAGTACTGTGATTTGAAATATCCCCAGCCGCAACATGTATAATCTTACGTTCATGGCCGGTTTTTCCTACAGAAACAACATTCGGTTTATTAGCAATAGAATCTGCACCTAATGCAATGCTCCCTTTTTCTGTTGCAGAGGAGTGTTGACCAATTGCCACCGCTTGAGCCGCACTAGCAGTCACCTTTTGTCCCAAAGCGATAGAAGCCAAACCGTTGGATACAGAATCAGCGCCAATCGCAATAGGCCAAACGACTTTCGCATCACCCTGCTTACCCGCAATTTGATTTTGCCCAATGGCAATAGCCGCTTCGCTGATTGTTTTAGAATTTCGGGGTGAAGCGCCAATTGCGATAGAATGTACTGCTGGCGCTTCTGCATGCCCAAGTACAACTGAATCCTTACCCGTTGTTTGTTCAGCTACATTGGTATTTTCAATAGACAT